TCTCCAACACGGGCAGTTTTGCCCGCGGAGAACCCGTTTACTGCCAGACCGATAGGGCTTTGAGCCAGTCATGGCGACGCGTAAAAAGAAGCTTGTTGGGGCAACTAAACCACGGTTATCCAACACGCCCTTAAAAGGCGATAACAAGTTGCAGGACGTTTTAGACCTTGCAGAGCTCATCAAAATGCCTTTAATGCCATGGCAGGAGCATGTTTTACGCGATGCCCTAACGGTAGACAAGTCCGGCAACTGGATTCGTAAGACCAACCTCATTTTGGTTGCCCGTCAGAACGGCAAGACCCATTTAACTCGCATGCTTATCTTGGCTCACCTGCTTAAGTGGGAATCTAAGAATGTAATTATTGCTTCGTCCAATCGAGCGATGGCTTTGGATACGTTCCGGCAAGTTGCTCAGGTGTTTGAGGGCAACGAGAACCTTATGGCGTTGGTGAAGGCTATCCGCTATGCCAACGGTACTGAGTGTATTGAGATGAAAGACGGACGCAGATTAGATGTCGTGGCAGCGACCAGAGATGGATCGCGTGGTCGTACCGCAGATGCCTTATTTCTTGATGAATTGCGCGAGTGGGGCGAAGAAGCTTATCGAGCAGCAACACCTGTAACCCGAGCACGACCGAACGCCCATATATGGCTGACTAGCAACGCCGGCGACGCGTTTAGTACAGTCCTTAACGGAATGAGAGAACGAGCACTTGAAAAGCCACCTAAATCCTTTGGGTTCTACGAATACTCAGCTGCGCCGCATTGCGGGATATACGACAAAGTTGGTTGGGCTCAAGCCAATCCTGCTTTGGGTTATACGATTACAGAGGCAACGCTCGAAGAATCTGTGGCTACTTCTCCAATCGAGAATACTCGCACGGAAATGCTCTGCCAATGGGTTTCATCGTTACAGTCACCATGGACGTACGGAAGTATTGAGGCTTGCTCTGATAATACTCTCGAGATTCCAGTCGGCGGCTACACGGTATTCGCCTTCGATGTCAATCCGTCTCGCCGTAATGCGAGCTTGGTTGCTGGTCAAATACTGCCAGACGGTCGTATCGGAGTTGGAATCTTGCAGACATGGGAATCGCAGGTATCTGTAGACGATCTTAAGATAGCAGCCGATATCAAGGCTTGGGCTGACCAATACCACCCAAGGCAAATCTGCTATGACAAATATGCAACCCAAACCATCGCAGAACGATTAGCCAACGCCGGCTGTATAGTTCAAGACATATCGGGGCAACAGTTTTATCAAGCTTGTACTGACCTAAAAGATGCTTTGGACAATGCTCGGTTGGTTCATAAAGCTCAAGATGTATGGATTCAACAAATGAACAACTGCGCAGTAAAGCAAAACGATTCATCATGGCGCATTATTAAGCGATCTAGCGGTGGCGATATCTCCGGTGCTATTGCAACTGCTATGGTGACAACAATGCTTATGAAACCACAACAGGTTCCGATGATATATGCAGGTTAATACTACATATAGTGTATAATTGCGCTCTATGGCAATCTTTGGGCTCGGCAAGAAGAAAACTATTGAAGCACAGGTTAATCCTGCTGTCTATGACGCTCCTTTCGGCTCATCGTATTCGATGGGTAACTTTGGTGGTTGGAATAACTGGGCTTCGCCCATCGACCGCCAAGCAGCTGTATCCGTTCCAGCAGTCAACCAATGCCTCAACTTAATCAAGGGAACCATTGCCGGTATTCCGCTTGAAATGTACTCACTTGCAACCGGTGAAGATATTGCAATGCCTACATGGGTTCGTCAACCAGATGCCCGTGCTCCACGATCAGTAACAATCGCGTGGACAGTTGACTCTTTGATATTTTACGGACAAGCATTTTGGCAAGTTAAATCTGTTTATGCAGATGACGGTCGCCCTGCTTCATTCGAGTGGATTCAGAACAACCGCGTATCCACAAAACTTGATCCGTTAACTCAAGAAGTTGAGTATTATATGATTAACGGCAAACAAGTACCGGATTCCGGTGTTGGTTCTCTCGTTACATTCCAAGCCTTTGACCAAGGACTTCTCGTTCGTTCTCAGCGTCTTATTAACGCAGCAGTAGCAGCAGAACAAGCTGCACAGACTGGCATTTCGTCTCCACAACCTACCGGATACCTAAAAAACACAGGTGCAGACCTTCCTGACAATCAGATTCAAGGATTGCTTAATACTTGGAAGTTGGCACGTCAAAATCGTTCAACAGCATACCTAACTGGAACTCTTGAGTATGTGCCAACGTCTTATTCTCCAGCAGAAATGACTTACAACGATTCTATCGAAGAATATGCTGCTCAAATTGCTCGTGCTATGAACGTTCCAGCACACATGATTAACGCTGAGCACATGCGTTCATCTACCTATCAAAACGTCCTCGATGCTCGTAAAGAGTTTATGGCTTACACCCTTTCACCTTACATAAATGCGATTGAGGATCGTCTCTCGCTCGACGACCTGACTCCACGCGGGCAGGTCGTTCGATTTGCCGTAGATGAAACATTCCTGAGAGCAAATCCGGTCGACCGCCTTGCGGTTACTGAAAAGTTGCTTCAATTACAGCTTATTTCGTTAGACCAAGCTAAGGAAATGGAAGGTCTTGCACCAGACGGTTCAGAATCTTCTACAACAACCACTCCAGAACCATCACCAGCAGAAACAGAGGCAACACCAGATGCAACTGACCTTTAGTTCACAGATTGAAGCAGCAGACGGCGAACGCCGCATTATTGCTGGTCAAATCGTCCCATTCGGTTCAGTAGGTAACACATCAGTCGGACGCGTTATTTTCGAGCGCGGTTCAATTCAGATTCCAGCAGTATCAAAGATTAAACTCCTTGCACAGCACAACACTAACGATCCAATCGGTCGCGCAAAATCATTCAGCGAGACAGCGTCAGGTATTGACGGAGTATTTAAGTTGTCAGCAGCTTCTAAGGCTTCTGATTACCTTGTTATGGCGTCAGAAGGACTTATTGACGGACTTTCAGTCGGTGTCGAAGTTCTAGCGTCCAAAGAAATGAAAGACGGCACAATGGTCGTCACATCAGCAATTCTTAAGGAAGTTTCGCTTGTCGAATCTCCTGCATTTACCGAGGCTCGTGTCCTCGAAGTCGCCGCATCAGAGAGCGAAGAAGTAGACGAAGTTTCTGAAACTCCAGAAGTGTCAGAAGAAACCCAACCAACAGAAAGTGAGGCAGCTGTGTCACAAGATACAACTCCCGCAACAACTGAGGCAGCAGCAGCACCCGCAGCAGAAGCCTCACGTCCAATCATCAAGGCTGCAACAGCCTACGGCGATGGAGTAACACGCGTACGCCATGGAATTACATCTATGGGTCGCTACACAGAGCACAAAGTTAAGGCAGCACTTGGAAACGAAGAGTCACGTCTATGGGTTGCAGCGTCAGAAGATTTGACAGCAGCAGATTCATTCTCAACAAACCCAGCGTTCTCACCAATTCAATACCTCTCAAACTTCGTATCTAACACAAACTTCGGTCGTCCAGCAGTTGACGCAGTATCAAAGGCAGCACTTCCAGCCAACGGTATGACAATCAACATTCCTTCTCTCGTTACATCAGCTGGCGGCGGTTCTTCAACTGCTCCAACAGTTGCTGAAACATCAGAAGCAGGATCACCATCAGATACACCAATGACTTCTGCATATGAGTCAGTATCAGTCAAGAAGTACGCCGGACAGCAGACCATTAGCCTCGAACTCATGGAACGTTCAGACCCAATCTTCTTCGATCAGCTTGCAATCCAGTTGGAACGCGCTTACCTACAGGCAACCGACTCAGCACTTATCGCAATCCTTACAGCGCAGGGAACACAGGCTGCAACAACAGCAGCATCATCAGCAGGACTCATCAGCTACGTCTCAACAGAGTCACCAGCTGCATACAAGGGTTCTTCATACTTCGCACAGAACCTAGTTGCTAACACAGACTGGTGGAGCGCACTCCTCGGATACACAGACACAACAGGACGCCCTATCTACAACGCTTACAACTACATGAACAACGCAGGCGAGTCAAAGCCTGGTTCAATCAAGGGAACAGTCCTCGGACTCGATCTCTACGTTGATAAGAACGTAACATCAGGTCTCGTCGATGAGTCAGCATTCATCATCGCACCTGAGACAGTTCTCTGGATGGAATCACCAGAAGCGTTCTTCTCAGTTAACGTCGTCAACTCAATGTCTGTACAGACAGCAATCTACGGCTATGCAGCGGGTAAGGTTCTTATTCCAGCAGGTGTCCGTCGCTTTAACCTCACATAAGCAAGAGGTAACTTAGTACGCCGGCTGGCGGGGCAGAGCCCTTCCCCGCCAGTTCGGTCTTAGGAAAGGAAATCATGGCAGCCACTTATGTAACCTCAGACGAGCTTCGCTCTGTCCTTGGCGTAGGTACGCTCTACCCTGATTCCGATTTAGAGTTAGCTTGTCAAACAGCACAAGACACATTGAATCAATATCTTTGGTTCAATCAATTACCTGTTATCGGCGGCACAGTTCAGAACAATGTAGTAACTGTTGTTATTTCTGCGCAGGTAGGATTTACAGCCGGTCAATCCGTAACAGTTGCAAATTGCGGCGCAAAGTTCGATGGAACTCATACCATCACAGCGACGTATCCTTGGAGTCAAGGCTCTGGTACGTTCCCATTCTTTACCTATTATTTCCCATATAATTATTATTCATTCCCACGCGGGTATTCAATCCTTCAATGGACAGATACCCATGCAGACCAGAATTATCAGTTGATAGTGCCCTACGGAACTGTTTCAGGAGTCGATACCAAGGACTCCACATACGCCAGCACTCCGGCAATTCGTCAGGCAGCTTTAATGCTTGCAGTCGACGTATGGCAGGCGCGTCAGAGCCCATCGTCAGGCGGCGTATCCGTTGATGGCGTAACACCAAGTCCTTATCGCCTAGGTAACACAATGCTTGCTAAGGTACGCGGTCTTATTGCGCCTTATATGAACCCGAGAGCAATGGTTGGCTAATGACAGCACCAATCACAACGCTTCGTACCGTTCTTGCTGGGTATTTAGCAAGTAACTCGACCTATCAAGTGTTTTCGTATCCACCTCAAACAATTCAGGCTAACTCAGTTGTGATTATTCCTGACGATCCATATTTGACGCCGTCTAACGATTCTTTCGCCACAGTTGGACCAACGGCAAATTTTAAACTTCTTATCACAGTTCCATTATTTGATAATCAAGGCAACTTGCAAGGCATCGAATCTGCAGTATCAACAATGTTCACGACCCTTGCCAGCGCAACTTCTGACGGCTCACTTGCCTATAACGTTGGCACCGTTTCTCAACCTCAAGTTCTCTCAGTAGCTTCGGGCGACCTATTAAGCTGTGAGATGCAAATATCCCTAGTAACGAGCTGGAGCTAAAAATGGAATACACAGATATGGCTGCATGGGCAGCAGAAGAACAAGCTTACCTAATCAAAATCGGTCAGGTAGAAGCAACACAACCAACAAAGATAAAGAAAGACGGGGAATAACCTAAATGGCAGTATTTCTAAACAATCAGGTCGGCGTTAAGGTCAATTCCGTCGATCTCTCAGACCACGTTAACCAAGTAACACTTAACCGCAACTTTGACCAGCTTGAAGTAACAGCGATGGGTGACTCAGGACACCGTTTCATCAAAGGACTTGAAGCTTCATCTATCACGCTTGATTTCCTTAACGACACAACATCAGCGTCTGTACTTCAGACTCTACAAGCTGCATGGGGAACAAACGTAACTCTCGTTCTTCTACAGAACAAGGGAACAGCAGTCTCAGCGACTAACCCTCTTTACACAATGACAGTTCTTGTCAACAACACAACTGATATTAACGGCGCAACTGGCGACCTTTCTACTCAGAACGTTACTTGGCAGGTATCAGGTACAATCGCTGTAGCAAACACAGGTTCATTCTAAGCAATTAAAAAGGGGCTAACATGGCAAAGCTAAGGGTTACAACGACTGACAATTTAACGGCTGATTACGAAATCACGCCTTTGATTGAGTATTCGTTTGAGCAATATGCCAAAAAGGGCTTTCACAAAGCTCTGATGGAAGATCAAAAGCAGTCCGATATTTATTGGATTTGCTGGGAAGCAATGCGCCGTTCAGGTGTAACGGTTAAACCTTACGGGGAATCGTTTTTAGAAACGCTCAAGTCAGTTGAGGTTCTAGAATCTGACCCTTTAGAGTAGATCGGAACTCCATCACCTATCTCGCAGCTCGTTTGAGTTTTGAGTATGGGGTTCCGTTCGACTCCATCGTAGAACTATCTCCGATGGCGTTTCAGTATCACGTCCAACTGCTCAAGGACATTGCGAAAGCGAGGGAAGATGCCAGTCGTAGAACTAAGAGGTAACATAGAACTACGCATGGCGTTGAAGCGTTTTGCACCTGACCTCGAGAAGAACTTACAGTTGGAATTGCGTAATGGCTTAAAGCCAATTGTCAAAGCTGCTCAAAGTTTTGTACCTTCTGAATCTCCCATGTCTCATTGGAATGGTGGCAAAGGTTTTAAGTTAAACCCTAAGACCTCAATGTTTCGCAAAGGCATGTTTCCGCTTTACAACCCGTCCATAATTAAGCGCGGTATTATCTATTCAACTTCGGTTGGCAAGCACAGCAAAAAAGGTTTCACCTCGATGGCTAGAATTATGAACACTACAGCCGTTGGAGCAATTTATGAGACAGCCGGACGCAAGAACCCAGAAGGTCAAATCTGGGTAGGTTTTCGTAATGGCGATTCCAAGCGAGTCAGCAGATCAGCAAACCCAACTGCCGGAGCAACCTTTATTTCTAAACTGCCACCTTTGGTATCTAGCAAGCAGGGTGAAGGTCGCCTTATTTATCGCGCATGGAATGAAGATAAAGGGCGCACTTTTGGCATTGTTTCAAGAGCCATAGATAAAACTAGAACTGAGTTCTATTCACGCGCTAAAACCACAT